GGTTCCTGACTTAACTAAGGGTGCAACACACTACCATGCAAGGTACGTTAACCCGTACTGGAGTGCATCACTCAATACTACTGTGACTTATGGGTCACATGTATTCTATGAATAGCTTACCGTTACTAGTATAGGTGGACATACCACTACAACTATGGCACAGTTGCCGTATATTTAAACACAAGGAGAACAATATGCCGTTTGATATTCCATATAACTTAGACTTCGACATTTCATTTGAGGACACACGTATGAAGGACAAGAAGTACGTAATCAATAATGAAACAGGGGAACCCCTTGGTATTGTTGGTAAGTCTTTTCAGTGTGCATCACATGGAGATTTCTTTCGTGGTGTAGTTGACACTGCAACGGAGACACTAAATGCAAATGACCTAGAAGATGCTGACTACACCTTCCGTACTGCACGTAATGGTGCATGGGCTATGCTTGATATTACATTACCTAACGTAAAGTCTATCATTCATACAGATAAGTTTGAGACTTCCATTGGCAATCGTATCGTCAGCTTGCATGGTATTGATGGGTCATGTAGTAACCAAGTATTCTTTGGTGCGATTGATTACTTCTGTACCAATGGTTGTATCAGTGGTGATCACGACAAGGTGCGTAAGAAAAACACATCTAACTTCACGATGAATAGTTTCATCTATGAATTAAATCGTGCAAGGACTGACTTCTATCAACACGCAGAACAGATGCAAGTATGGGCGCAGACTGACCTAAAGTATGTGGACGTAAGCACACTGCTTGATGACATGCTTGGGTCTAAGCGTAAGTCTGAGCGTATGTACAGCTTGTACATGAGTGAGGCAGGTGTGCGTGGTCACAATAAGTTTGCACTGTATAGTGCTATGACTAACTACGCTACCTATGCAGATGAACGCAACGGTTTCAACCTCAAGCAGACAGGCAACGACACACAGGCTATGTCTATGTGGTCACGTGAGCAAGAGGTATCTAAGTGGGTCAGCGATGACAGGTTCCGTTTGTTGGAAGCTGTTTAATGCCACAGCTACCTAGATACGTACAAGAAAGGGTGTCACCAAAGGGTGACATCTCCTACCGTTTTAACCCGCCGCAAGTTCTTGTGGATGAGGACGTAGTTGTACGAGAAGAGTACGGCAGTGACCTCAAGCAAGTGCGACAGATTGTCAAGGTACACAACGCAACTATCGACACCTACCGTGAGGAACAGTCAAGCATCATGCGGATTAAACCTACAAGCAAGGTGACTGACTTGATTAATATGTACTATCAATCTAATGATTTCAATATGTTACGTGACAATACTAAAGTGGATTACAGATACTTCCTAACAATTCTCCACCAGAGTTTGGGTACACGTAAGTATGAGATGGTAACATCGAAGATGGCTAAGGCTACGTATGAGGAATGGGTCAAGCGTGGCATTAGCTTTGCTAATCATGCCGCAACCTGTGCCAGTAGGGTGTACAACTACGCCATCAAGATGGAGCATACGCATCAGAACCCTTGGTCTAAGATTGAAAGGTACAGTTCACCGCAACGCAAGGTAGTGTGGCAACACGGGGACGTGATCAAGTTTCTTGATACAGCATACAGTGACTATGAATACAGAAGTATTGGCTTGATAGTACAGATGGCATACGAATGGTGTCAGCGTCTGGGCGATATGAGGACGCTACAGTGGAGCAACCTTGACTTAGAGGGTAGGGTACTTAAACTAGAACAAAGTAAACGTAGGGCTAACATAGAGCTTCCCATCTCACCTGAGCTAACAGCTATGCTGATTGAACAGTCAGTGCAGTTTGGGTTTCAATCATACGTAGCACCACATCCAAGGTCAGTGATGGGTGAGTACAAACCGTATGCAATGGAGCGACTGTCTAAGGTAGGCCGCAGGGTAATGAGGCTGGCTAAACTGCCAGAAGAACTACGACTGATGGATCTACGTAGGACAGGAGTGACACAGATGATTGACAAAGGTGTACCAATTGGGCAACTAATGTCAGTGACAGGCCACAATAATGTGTCTTCTGTGAAACCATACATGAAGCATACATACGATGCTGCAAATAATGCCTTGACACAGAGAAACATAAGTGTACAATCGAGTACTTAACGAGTAACAAAGAAAGTGATATAACATATGAATATAAATAATATCATAAGTGATCTATCACTAGTAAGTGGTGAGACAAGACGTATGACTTGCCCATCATGTAATACTAAGAACACATTCACTGTTACCAATAACATGGGTTCTGTTGTATGGAATTGTTACAAGGCAAGTTGTTCATTGTCAGGTGGTACTAACGTAGCACTGACAGCAGATGACATACGAAAGTCTCTTGGCTTTGTTGCAGAAGAGACACACGTTGCAACATTCGTTAGACCTGAATGGTTTGTGCGAGACTACAGTACGATACAGAACTTCTGTTCTGAGTGGGCTATCAACCCACAAGGTCTAGGGCTATTGTATGACGTTAGAGAACATCGTGTGGTGTTCCCTGTTGTACATGGCGGAGTTATGGTAGACGCCACAGGCAGATCATTGGGTAGGAAGCTACCTAAATGGAAACGGTATGGAAAAAGTCACTTGCCATACGTGTCTGGTCGTGGTAAAACTGCTGTAGTTGTTGAGGACTGCGTAAGTGCTGCAGTTGTGGGCGAGAGTGATGTATGTGTTGGGGTAGCAGTGTTGGGTACATCACTATCCATTGGACACAAGGAATACTTATCGCAGTTCTCAACGACAATCATTGCATTAGACCCCGATGCATTACCTAAGACATTACAATTTGCGAAAGAATTACGTGGCTATGTAGATACCGTCAAGGTACTACGACTAAAAGATGACCTCAAATACAGAGAGCCAACCGACTTGGCTAACCTTTCAACACTAGGAGAATAACAATGGAACTATCCCTCATCCGTAGCCTTATGGACAAAGAATTTTATGACGATCACAAGGGCGCACGTTGCCCAGATCGTTTGTTCAGCAAGGATGTACGCAAGATCAAGCAAGCTATCGACAGTGCTATGGATCGGTACGAACGCACCGTTACACCAGCGGAGATCGAAGCATTGTTTATGGCAGAGAACGCCACACTAACTACCGCCCAACGTCAGGCATACAGTGTACTGTTTGGGCAGGTAAACAAGCAAGCAGTTATGGGCAGTGACATAGCACAAGACGTTCTGTCTAAGCTATTCCAACAGGTGATAGGCGAGGACATTGCCAACCTTGGATTTGATTACGTCAACGGTAGTAAGACTAGCCTTGACCCACTGCGTCAGATGCTTGAGCTATACGGCGATGACTTCACACCCAACCTCAAGATACAATGGGAAGACATTGACCTAGATACTATCCTCGCCCTGACTGACCTTGAGTCACAGTGGACGTTCAACATACCGACACTGACACGTAAGGTTGAGGGCATCAACGCTGGTCACTTGATTGAGGTAGGCGCACGGCCTAACACTGGCAAGACATCCTTCCATGCCTCACTTGTGGCTGGACCGGGCGGCTTTGCTTGGCAGGGTGCTAAGACAATCGTGTTGTGTAATGAGGAAGGCTATCACCGTGTAGCACACCGCTACATTACCGCCGCAACTGGCATGGACAAGCACGAGATCGTCAAGCGTAAGTCTGAGGCAATGACTATCTTCAACAAGATACGTGACAACATCATGTTCAAGGACGCCACAGGACGTGACATGAACTGGGTTGAGTCAGTGTGTAAGTCATACAAGCCTGACATAGTTATACTAGACATGGGTGACAAGTTCTCTCGCATGGCTGGCTTTGCACGGCCTGATGAATCACTCAAGGCTAACGCAATACAAGCAAGGCAGATAGCCAAGCAACAGGACTGCGCTGTGTTCTATATGTCTCAGCTATCTGCAGAGGCAGAGGGTAAGGTTGTACTTAACCAAGCCATGATGGAAGGTAGTCGTACAGGTAAGGCAGCAGAAGCTGACCTGATGATAATGATCTCTAAGAACCCTACGATTGAGGGTCAAGAAGAAGAAGACAACCAGCGTCACATCAACGTGGTCAAGAACAAACTGTCTGGCTGGCACGGCATTGTACACACAGACCTTGAGTACAAGATCGCAAGGTATGTATGTTAGTATTAAAGGAGATTACAAATGATTAGAGCAAATCTTATAGACTATATGGGTAGTGATCTATC